AGTCGGGTTTATTGGTTTGACCTTACTACACGCTTTTAGGTTGGGATGTAACCACATTACTTTTTCGGGGTTGTGCCGGTATCGAGTGCCGTGCATTGTAAGCCCACAGGCTTTACAAGGCGCGTATAACATTTATCGCCGCTTTAAGTACTGCTGCGTTAAACCTATTTTGCTCACCGCCAATAGTGATGTGCGCGTCATACATCATGACCAGTTCATCAAGCAAAATGCTGTGATCTGGTTGCTCTGGCTTAGGCACGTGGTTCGGTCTAAAGATGTCATCTATAAATTGCTTAAACACTTTGTTGTAGTTGTCGCTGTAGGTATCGGGATACATTGCCTCTCTCGTTTCTTGCGTAATGCCTATTTCGGGATGTGGAATATCAGCCATGTGTACTAGCCCACGCTGACCAGCCCACCATACTGTAGAGATGTGCTGAAGCTGCAAGGTTGACCTCAGGTATAAACAAGTCATCAAGCGTTGTAATGTAGCCCATGCCAATAAGCCACTTTTCGTGTGTGCCGTTCATTTGCATAAGTCCTCGACTACCGCCGTTACTGTCTTGTGCGTTGTAGGCCATTGGGTTGCAACGCGACTCACGGAACATGACGCGCGCCAACATTGGTGCTTGGTCTGCTGGCCAGCCAGCCGTGATTGCATCCGCAACGTACTGTGCACAGCCTTTAGGCAATGTGGTGGTGCTGGTTGTTGTGCTGGGCAATTCAGGCACAATGCTGATCAGGGTTGTGGTGATCTGGACACCTGCCTCTAGTTTGGGCTCAGGCGGCTTACTAGCGTCCCAGAGCAACGTAAACGCCGCTAAGCCTGTAATCATGTATGCGCCTATTTTGATGGCTAAGAAACTCATTTTTTCTCCAATTGGTAAGGGGTCTGCCACGAGTCACCGATTGCGTCTTTAAACGCAATTTGTGCGTGTAGCACTCGACCGTCTGTAGGGTCACGAAATATCTGTACTAACACCATTTGCGCGCTGTCTAGGTGCGTGGTGTAAACCTCGTATACGTATGTTTTAGCGTCTGCCATTGCATCTCCTATCGCCGGTGTTTCCACCATAGGGGATTACTGTGGCAATTCGGTGAATACCCTCTGAAACGCTTGTTTTACAAGGTTTGGCGAGTCTGCCATCTGTGGGTTTATCTCTACGTGTAGCCAATCGCCACCCGGCGCGCCGTGGATTGTTGGCGTTGAATACTTTGACCATGCTTGACGATCACAACGCCAGCCGCGACCGTACGGCTTGAGCAAGTAATCAAGTATGCACTCAAGACCAAGTTCGTTTGCGTTAGCCGTCACAATGTTAAAAAAGTCCATCGTGCCTTTACGGTTGGCTGTTGGATGTTGCTCAGACTTTCTGTAAGACAAATCAACTGCTCGACCAGTGGCGTGCACACTTAGGTTGGTTGAGCCGCGCATATCGCGTATGCCCCAAGACCCGTTATTCCAAAACGCGCCATTGCCGTGCTTAATGGCTTGCCGTATCCATTCATCCATGCCGGCACGTGGGCCTGCAGCTGCACCGTCACTGTTGCCTGTGTACGGTTTAGAGCCGATGACTTTAGGGTTGGCTGGCAGTATTGCCATCGGCAGGCTTTCGCTTAAGACCATTAGCAGCAACTAGTCCAGACAGTGTGCCAGTCATAAAGACAGTTAGCGTAGATAGCAACGATATAAATTCGCGGTCATTGGGTGATTGCTCAAGGGGCTGGGTCACGAACAACAATCCGTAAGTAAAACCGATAACGGTTATTGCAAATGTGACTGCAATAGTGCAGCCAATAAATACAATCATACGCGCATGCAAGTTTTCTATTTCTGCTTTTTCTTTAGCCATTGCTCACCCTTTCGCATTGTGTAATAGTCGAGCATCGTGTAAGCGCATTGTTGCGTACTTTTACGCCAGAGTTTGTTCGTGTGCTTTCACAAGCGATCGGGATTAACGCAAGCATGACGCTAAAAATTAGACGTTTCATAACTTAATTTATCTTGCCAGCATTGATTAATTTCATCCCAAAGCATTGGCACGTTTTTGGGTTTAGGTATTGGCGGTTGCCAGTCATTGTTTTCGTCTAAATGCCATGACGCATATTGACGAAGTCGAATGAACTCGTCACGCACAGGATCATATTGACATCCAACACCAGCAAAGTTTTTGCGAATGTTGCCATTGTAGGAAGTACGCAAACACTTCATTCCACGCAAATCTCCGTAATGCTTTTCCCAATCGGAGATGCCATCAACAATTTCGTTTTCGTTGCGTCCAGTTATAACTTCGACAACTATATTATTTTCGTCAATAAATGCGTAATGAGCCATCAGACAGTGACCGTTCCTGTGCCAGCAGTAAAAGTATAAACTCTGTAACCGCTTCGACTGGTTGTGTCTACTGAATAAGTCAGACCTGCACCTATTGTTGTTAGTGCGCTGAATGCTGTTGAATAAGCAACGATCACTACACCGCTGCCGCCAGTTCCCATTCGTACTGCGTAACCTCCACCACCGCCAGAACCAGTATTGGCTGCACCGTTGTTTACTGAAGGTGTTGCATTGTCTGCTGTGCCACCACCACCAGTTCCACCCCCTGCTGGTGCTGCCGATCCCGCACCTCCGCCGCCGCCGCCTCGTTGAACACTTGTGCCTGTAATACTGTTTGATGCTCCTGCACCGCCAGCACCATTTGTTGGCGTTGATGTACCTGAAACACCACCTGCACCCGTACCACCACCACCACCACCGTTATACAGACCACCTGTAGATGCACCTGAATTGCCACCCGTATAAACAGTGTCCGATCCTGTACCACCACCACCCGTATAACCTACGCCGTTACCTTGAGACCCTGCACCGCCACCGTTGCCGCCTGTTCCACCGTTACCGCCGTTGGCACCTGCGCCGCCGCCAGTAGAACTAATAGTGTGAAACACAGAATTACTACCTTGACCACCGTTGATTGCACCACCAGCACCGACAGTTACCGTAAAAGAACCACTAACTGCAAGTGATGAACCTGAACGATAGCCACCTGCACCACCACCACCAACACTGCCACCCCCACCGCCAGCAATAACAAGATATTCGACTGTTGCTGGTGCTGTTGGGCCACCGCTTACGCCTGCAAGAAGTTGCATGGCTTATGCCACCAAATTGCCAAATACCAAAAACGTGTTTGCAGCCGTACAAAGAACTGTTGCAACCGCATACTGTCCGTTGGTCTTTAATTTTGCGCCGTTGCTGTTAAGTGTTACGCCAGCGCCAGCCGTAATCGTTACAACACCGCTGCCGCCTGTGCCTTGCATGATATTGATCTGATCCCCAACCGCAAAAACGCTAGGGGGAATAGTTAAAGCAATTGCGGCAGCATTTGACGCGGTAATAAGTTTGCCTACATCGCCAGCAACTGCTGTGTAAGTTGTGCCGGTCTGAGCGTTAATAGCAACAATGGCTGTTGCCAACACGTTCTGTTCTGCAGCTGTTAAAACTTGTCCAGATGTAAAAGTTGGTCTGACGCTCATATGGGTACTTTATCCTAAAACGGGTTGTGGGTCTTGTATATCTAATTTTCCGTAGATCGCGTTATCAAGGATAAATTCGTACACAATTACGGTTGCTGACGTATAGAACGTGACTCGATGGCCGTTGTTTAGATTGACAGCAATTTCTACACCCTCTACCGCCAGTTCTTGGGCTACCTCGCCGCCTGTGATTGTGTTGGTAATAGTGATTGTGTCACCAATATCTACTAGCGCCAATGCCTCGCGTTGCGCTGTAGTAAGCATTAGGTAGTCGGTTTGTACGGCGTTAAAGGTTGCCTCAGGCTCGCCTACAAGTAGGTACTCTGCCAAGTCAAGTGCTGCCGCATCGTTGTGTAGCAGGCTGTTAGTAATGCTTACGTTTTGGATTAGGTACTTGGCTTGGCTTGCTGCGTCATCTGCAACCTCTGGGCTTGTAGCACCTAAATGTTGGATGCTTGCCCGGTTGACAATTAGATCAGCGTTGTAAATAATGCCCAAATTGTTGTAAGGAATGTTTGTGCCGTCATCGTGGAAGTCTGCAACACTGCCTGACAGTGTGTTACCTATTCTTGGCTGGCTGGTTAATACGCCTGTGCGCGCCATAAAGATACGCCCTTGCTCTGCTGCTTGTATTTGGTCTATATAGGCTTTTACGTTTGTGCCGTTGGGGACTGTGTACGCAGCTGCACCGCCGAGGGTTTGTGTGCCTGTGTCAATGTCACGGCTTAACGCAGGATACGCAACCTCTGGTAAATCTAGGACGGCTGTCAGTCGAGCGCTAGACAATTGCTCTGACACGTTGTATTCGTTTAGCGCGGTTTGGGCTAGCAAATAAAAGTCATCAGCGCAGTAGACGCTGATCATGTTTTCGCCGCCCAATTCGTAAGAGTAGTCGTAGTTGACGATCTGCCCTACAAAGAGCGCTATAAATGTGCCAACACTGTTGTATCTGCCAAATGACACCCGGCGCAACGGGGCTAACGTAAATTGCCCTGCTGGGTCTACGTAAGGGCTGGATGAATACAACGGGTTTAATATGCCGCCAGCCAAAGTGTCGTTCAAGTTAAATGACATTGTGCCAGCGCTAAACTGATCGCCAACGTCACGCCTACCGCGTTTAATGTTGACGTTGGTTGAGTATTCAAGCATTGGAGCAAACTCTGTTGTGCCGTCTAAAACGTATTGTGTGCCGTTTAATAAGCCGCGCGTTGCTGAGTCAAGCGTAAACGCGTCAATTTGGAACCCTGTGTCAATAAAGAGTTCGTAGTCTCCGCTTTGTATTATTGACGTAGCCATTAGGCAACCGTAATGTTGGCAGGGCCAGCCGCGCGATTGTAGGCACGGATGTTGTTAACAATCTCTTCGCCTGTTTGTGCGTTGCTCATTACACCAGATACATAAATGTTGTAGATCGCGCTAGCCATTTCTTGGCTGCTGTCACCAAAGTAACCGCCGCCACGTCCTGATTGATCACCAAAGTTTGTTGCAATACCACCACCGCCACTGCCACCACCGCCACCGCCACTGGTAACAGCCAACGGTGCAGCTGGTGCCGGCATAGACGGAATTGCTGCGCTTACGTCTGGCATACCTGCGCGCTCGCTTACGCCTGCAAAATCCCCACCGCCACCGCCACCAATGCTAGGCAGGCTAATTGTTGGCAATGATTGAATGTCGCTAAACGGGTTGATCAGGTTCATGCCTCGAATGATGATATTTATTGCTGTGATGTAGGCGTTAGCAAAAGTTTCAAAACCACTAATCAGGCCGTTAAGCACGCTGTTTACAATGCTGCGGAATGTCTCAAACTTGTTGTACGCGTACACGATGCCAACTACAAGCGCGGCGATGCCTGCTGCAATTGCTGTAAATGGGTTGAGTGCCATTGCAAAGTTGACTGCCAAGATCGCCACAGATATTGCGGTGATCGCGCCAGCGATAGCCAAAAATGCTTGTGGGTTGTCTTGTGCCCAGTCTGCAAACTTTTGTAGCACGGGCAAAACCTTTTGCACAATAGGTAGCAACGCCGCGCCAATTGACTCTGTAGTTTCATCAAGTGAGTTTTTTAGTATCTTAAAACGGCCTGCAGCGGTGTCTGCTGCGGTTGCGGCTGCACCACCAAACGTGCCACTCAGAACGCTCATTACTTCCTCAAGTGACGCGCCGTCTTTGATCATGGCTTTAATCTCTGGTGACAAGGCTTGTAAGCCCTTCATATTCCCACCATATGCACGGGCTAATGCCTCGCTGACCTCACCTAATGACTTATTAGAGCCAATGGCTATGTCTTGGGCAAGTGTCAACGCGTTTGTTGCGGTAGCAATGTCCTTTGTGCCAGTCACCAATACAGCCAATGCCGGGCGTAGTTCGCTATCAGCCGTGCCAGTAGCCCTCGACATAGCGCTGATCATGTCCTCAGTTGCTTTAACCTGTTTCTCTGTTGCGCCAGTGACGTTGTTAAGGGTTAATGCCAATTGTGCAGCCTGTGCCTCGTCCTCTGCAGCTGCAGCCACCGCAGCACCAAGAGCCGCAGTAACCGCACCCAGCGCAGCAGCGGCAGGAACAGCAGCCTTCTTAATAGCAAACTGTGCTTTTTCGCCTACGGTTTCAAGTTGATTAAATTGCTTAAGCGCTTTGTCAATTCCTTTGCCGTCAAACTCTGAGATAATTGGAATAGATAGCATTACAAAGACTGCCTAACTGTGCGCGCAGTATCCAAAATCATCTTTTCCATTTGCGCCTCAATGCCGCGCCGCGCTTTATACACAGCAGGCCCAATCAGTCGAGTGCGACCAGCGCCAACAAAACCCAATTGATCGCCTAAACGGTTTGCATTAGCGCGCCCAGCAGTCTCAAAGATTGCGGTTGCTGGGTCTTTTTGCTCAATCAGAATCACGCCTACAGCATTGCGCCGGGTATCTATACGCAACTTAACACCGCTCTTGGCTTTAGACACGCTAAACGGAAACAGTTGACGGCCTTTACTATTCCACTTGTAGGCCATACCAGACAACGGCACTTGCGTGTACATGTCTTTAGCAGCGTTTATAGCCGGCTGGGCAATCTCGTTGGCTTGCGCTCTAAAGTCTTTTTGCAGCTGTGGGTCAATCTTTTTGAGTGCGTTAATAGTTTCTTTTACGCCTACCACAGAGATTGTTGTGTTGACC